ACACTTCAGGGGTATACACTCCAAGGGTCATAAGTATAAAGGCACCATCTACGTCAAGAGCTGAGTCATATCTAGCCTCATAGTACCTACCTGCTACAACCTTACCTGCCGGTACCTCTGTACTACCGTCTGACATAAATAAAGGCTGTGCCCCTATAAGTCCTCCTGGACTACTCTGTCCTAGATTAACTGACATATCCCCTGTATTTGTATATTTAGCTTTAAAACTAAAAATAGCCCCGTTCAATAGGCTGTAGTCTTTTATCACAGGAGTAGCTACTCGTAAGCCCGAAGCTCCGGTAATAGGAGTAAGTACTATGCTATTAACACCTCCCACATCAAACATGCTCTGAGCTGCTACACCATTAGCGAACATAGCCTTAGAGAGCTGACCTGCGTCTCCTGCCGCTAGGGACTGCCCTGAGTCTGTCACAGCCCCCTGTGTTTCTACGATGCGATCATTCAGCTCACCTGCTGTGTGTACTGAGGTTGCAGGTACAGGTGTTGTTGTGCCATCGTACTGAGTTTTAGTTGTAATATTATCCATAGTATTTATTATACCTCTTTTGAACTATTTGTCAATCAAAAACTATTGCAACTTCTGCCGGAGTCACTTTTCTGAACACGCATTTCAGAGTATCCGTCCTAAACGATCCTGCTAAAGGGTACCCAGGGAATATTGTATCAGGCTTAAATAGATGCCTACCGTTGGCCGCCATAGCGTCAAGCTCCGCCTGAGTATTACCAGTTGCAGTGCCTATAGGGTAGTCAAACGCCCCTGATGTTACTGACGGAGATGTTACCAGCAAAACGAAGCGATATATAGGATCGCTAGGGAAATCCTGACTGCCGGGCCTAATATCCCACTGAGCCGCAGGAACACCGGTAACCACTTCTGCAAGAGCCTTGTAGTCTGCAACCGTAATTATAGGTATTTTTCTGAGCTTAGTGAGTACGTCTGTCCGCCTAGTCTCTATATCTGTTGCCACACCTCTACACTCATCAGGGATACCTACAGCGGTCTCCCATTCTACGATAAGGTCTGTAGTTACCCGAACATCCCACTGGGTAACCATCTCATATATCTTTTCTTCTAGCCTATTTATAGATGTGGATAGGCTTTTCATAAGTTTATAGAGATTACTGTCCGGATCACCCTTAGCGTTCCATGCTAAACCTCTAGGCATACACCGCCCGAAGAGCCTTGTCTGCTCGTCATTAGATAATGGCTTATAGTCGGTTGGCTTTCTCATTAGCTTATCGTCACCGTACCTAGAGTTCCCATGGACCCGTTACCTATCGCCACATCAGAAGCAGGGGCAGTTAGCGTAAAATCTTCAACGAACTGCTTAGTCTCAAGGTCTTGGGTGTTCTGTATAGCTGCTATTATTTTATTCAACTTAACAGGCTCTGCGAATGATACCTCGTCTTGGAAGAACGCCGACAAGCTACTGCTGATAGCTGACTGCATAGCTGAGGTATTAGGAGATAGTCCTGTGATAGTTACTGGAACGTCCTCGAAGAACGGCCCTTCTACATGCACGCTATCTTCTGTAGCATGAGCAGGGAGCTTCTCGATGATTTTAGCTTTTACATTATTTAATGTAGAAGAGCTGGGGGTTGGAGGATCATTATTATCGTCAAGCACGAATACATAAACTACGCCCGGCTGAGGTATATTCTTGAACTTGTCAAGACTTACGGTAATAGTTCCACCGGCAGGAGACCCTGTTGATGCAGGTACAGCGAAAGTGAACGATGTATTAGCAACGATACCTGCGATAACCCAATCAGCGTTATAATCCGTATCTGTGGCTCCAGCTATCGTGATGGTAGATCCTACGTACAGGTTGCTGGTATCTGTAATTAAGGCTGTAGCTACTCCAGCAGCTTGCGTTATTGAAGTTACCGACCTAGCAGACACATCCGTACCGTCTGTGGTATAATCAATAGAGGGGTTGGTAATAAATACTCTTGTAGCTGTAGGTATTGTAAGTGCGTCAAGCCTGATCTGAGCATTAGTGAAGACCCCTGGGTCGATAGCGTTAGCTAAAAGCACCCTCTCTCTGAGACTTTCATCATCTTCTATATCTGATCCGGCAGTTATACCGTCTCTGTTGACCGTTGCTTGAGTACCACTATCAAAACCTGCCACAGTATCCTGTAAAGTGAGAAGTGCTCCAGGAACTAGATTTTTATCGTCTCCGATAGCTACACTCTCGATAGGTATATCTGCGAAAACAGAACTGTATGCCCCGCTATCGGAGGTTGCTGTCGGCTCAGAAGACACAACATACGTAAAAGTGTTCTCATCTATAACACTCACAGAAGCGTCTGTTATGTTATAGTCGGTATCTACTGCCCCGGATATAGTAGCTAAAAAGCTATCCACTAGGCCATGTACCACGGAAGTCACAGCGGTTATGGTTGTACCGCTTTTTGTTAATGTTACTGATCCTACATGCGTACCTACTGTTACTGCGGATGTGCTGATGTAGTTGTTAGTTGCTGAGGATGCGAATGCTGTGCCTAAAGGAACAGACGTAGCTAAGGTGCCTGCCATAGATACCTTACCTTCAGCTACTGTGCCGGGGACTCTAGTAAGAGCATTTATACCAGCCCAGAAATCCAGAAACTCTCCTGAAGCGGTCTGAGGGTAGAAGTCGTTTAGTGCCGCTTCTATATTCCTCTGTGCAGCGTATATAAGGATAGAGTTAGAGCTGACAAAAGCTCTTGCAAAACTTCCTGGTACCGTAGGATCTATCTCAGGGAGATTACTTTTTAGGTCCGCATCACCTATGCTGTTTAAATCCTCTAAACTATATAATTCAATCGACATTGGTTAAATTCCCTAAATCTGTAGTAAGCCATAAGTCGAAATTCTCGACTCCGCCTTCCTTAATATTTATCTGTATAGCTAGTTTTATGCCTCTAGTGCCATCTTCCGTAACATCAACAATAACCTCTGTTGCTAGCCCATCATCTATCAAAGGCTGTAAAGACCCTTCAGCCCATAGCTGTACTTTATTTCTCATTTCCTGAGTATTACGTAACTGCTCAGATAACCATAGCATACCACCTAGTTCACGTGAACGCAAGATATTTCCTGCCCAGCCTCTTCTTTTTTCAGGATTATTAACTTCTTCCGGTGCAGCACGAGCATCTGAGAACAATAATGTAGCTACTGTAGTCTCTAAACCTTCAGCACCTTTAAAGTCTTGATCCTCGATAACAAGATCCATAGGGCTACTTTGCCCCTTCTGCTGTATTAGAATATCTTGAGCCATCACGAAGGCCCTCCTGTATTGCCCGGACCTGTATCTACACCGCTATGAGTGTGTGCGTTATAGTCAGGAACAGTGCTAGTTATAAAGTTATCTGCCTCAACAGTGCCATTTACTGTCACATTGCCCTGTATCTCTATAGTCCCATCGGCTTTAAAAAGTACTGAGGCCCCTGACACATAGTTACCTACCTTAAGTTCGCCTTTTTGTAGCCCCTTCCATCGCATATCTGGACGATCCACCATTACGAATGTTTGGTCATCGTACCCGTTAGCACTAAAAGCTACGCCGAATGAGTTATCTGGAGGGCAGAAGCTTATGCCGTACATATTAAGAACTTTTAAGTCCTGCTCTTTCCCTAAGAACGCACACCTAACCTTCTGGAGCACATCATCATCCTTAGCGAAAAGGGCTTTAACTAGTTTTATTATATTAACCACCTAATATCTCCGACATCAAAAACTGTAGAGCGTCACTGGCCTCTACGTTGGACTTTACCTCGTTATACCATTTTTTACTTGATTTCTGTCTGTCCCGTAAACTAACAGCGGCTTGGGCTGTGTAAGCGTCATTATTAGTGATGGTAAGCTTCGTGGTAGACCCTTCCCTTGAGTCTACTTTATATTCAACACCTCTAACCAAGAACTCTCCCTGTACGCCTGCCCTGTCATCAGATACGGTAACAAGCTGGTTAACATCCCATAGCTGTTTGCCTTTGAACCCTTGGACAACCACCTCGTACTCAAAGGCTCTAGCCCTCCTGACATTAGACTCCTCTGCTGCACGTTTCTTACACTCCTCTGACCCTGATGACCCTTCCTCTAGTTTAAACTCCAACTCCCTAAAAGGGCTTACCCCATGGTCGGTCACTGTCCCCTCTGAACTAACAGGACTTTTCCCGTTGACCCACTGTACTCCTTGAGACTTACATATGTACTTATTGTACCTGTCAGCTATCCCGAACTTGGTCTTATAGCTTATCACATTATTATTGTTATTTTTAAAATTATTGATTACTTGGTTGCCGGTAGTCTTGCCTTGAGCCTTAAAGAACACCAAGTCCCCTCGGACAGAAGTGTTTAAGAATATCTGCCTCTTGCGACAATACTTCATAAGGAACTCTATAACAGTGTCCCCTATCTCACAGCTAACGATCTCGTCTTTTGTAAAGGACGCTATATCTCCGCCTGTATCGTTATGTATGCCTATGTATTTAGACATACCTTTGGACTGAAGTATCTTTCCTGCTATCTGGAAAATATTAGCACCGTCTGTGTATGTTTTGCTATCATCAGGCACAGTGCTGTCGATGAGATCTCCTGTAATATCTCTTCCGGATATAGATATCAGGTCCTCGAAAGCATCCCCCTCAAGGTCTACGGTATATATTTTACCTCTCATAACCTGTTGCCCGTCAAGCACTATATCCAGCACATCCCCTGCCTTAAATGTTTTGGCATTATTCTTCGGCCTGGACATAGATATAGTAAACTCTCCACATACCCCGTCTATGGTCCTAGACACTACGATACGCTTAAATGCTTGGTACCTTGTATCAAACTTCACCACGGAGCTGTCTGAAGCTTTGTAGCTTAAATCTATGTTACGTATCAAGGTCATATCTTAAGCACCTTAACCTCTCCGATGAGCCGGTTAGGTAGCACATCATTAAGGTCTGTAAGCACTTTAGCTGAGTCTTCTAGTGCTGTAGAGTCGCTAAGATCCTCGGCATACAGCCTATATGCAAGCTCTATATCTACAGTACGTGTCTTTAGGTCCATAGTAACTATGTTAGGGGTAGTCTGAAGCTTAGTGTCTAGGATGTTAAGTGCATCGATCCTGCAATTATCCAACGTCAATGCTGTAGACGGGGACACGCCTTCTATGGTAATCACGTTTTCATAGATATCGTTGATATCCTCGATCACGTTATTTATATCACTATCCGATGTGTAATCAGCATCAGCAGCTAGCTTAAGGTAGTTAGCGAATAGTGACATCCTGATACTATTTGTTATAGCGAATCGGTTATTGTTGTTCGTAAGCCTGTAGTTAGCGTCATCTGCAAACTTAGGGATATTAAAGCTCTGCTCTAAATTAGACAATGAGTCTTCTTTTATAGATTCAAAATCTACAGCTAAGTTATACCCTACACGGCATAGTTCACTGAAAGCGTTTATAGTATCTCTTGAGGACTCAACAGTATCGAACACAGCACCTAGAAGCCCGTCATTAAACATAGCGGATGCGTAAGCGATAGGATCTCTTACAAAATCACTAATATTATCTCTTATGTTGTTAGCATAAGATGTTACGATATCTATACCTGCACCTAGAGAATTCACCTTGTCTGTTACGGTAGTTGTTAGCTGTGTGCCATCATAGTCCGATACTTGTGCTGTGGTAGCGACAGTCGGCACTTCCAGCCCGTTAGCAACATCGCTCTCTGCTGCATCTAAAACGGCCCTAGCTTTTACTGCTACTGTTTCAGATGAGCTAGGTGCGAATACAGGGGAAGGGTTCGGTGTCGATACGAGGAAAGTCATCTCGTAGTTTATCCTGCCTAGTTGTGTCTGGTCTACAGTCTTAGAATATGAGGTGGCCTTAACTCTCACTAGGCCGAATATTGACATATCTAGTAAGCCTTCGGACTCATCTTTAAGTGCAGTCGTAAGCCTTCTATCTATCTGCCTCCAACCCACACCATGGAAATCGGCTACATATCCTCTGATCCGGAATACTCCAGGGTCTCCGCCTAGGTCTTGGACGAACCTCTCATCAGAACCAGGGTATTCATGTACGGCAACTTTACGTCCACCTTCTTCCGTCTCTGTGCTGACGAAAAAAGGAACACCTCTGAAGCCTGCCAGTATTGTATTATCTGTTGAACTCATTAGAAGTCCCTACCACTTCTGCCTCTACGTCTCACGTTGATAGGTACAGCTCCGGCATCAGGTGAGGCCGTTACTTTCCCTCCGGTACGATCATTCACATCTATACTGCCTTTAACTGTTGTCTCTACTAGGACTTTAGTTGTTGGTGTTTCTGGGCCTCCCATGGACGTGGTAAGAGGTGTCTTACTTCCGAATGTTGATTTACGCATTCGCTCTTCACGTACCTTACGCATCTCATCAGCATGTTTTATATTCCACAAGGTATTTCTTGTTTCTGCACCTAAGTAGTCCAAAGAAGCTTTGGGAAGTTCCATGCCTTCCTTCATTTCATCCCATCTTTTTATGACTAGGGATATAGCGGCAGCTACAGCGGCAAGGGCTAGAAGTACGGGGTTGAAGGCTACTCCTACTACAGCTACAGCCACTCCCCACCCTAAAGTTATAGCGTAAAGCGATCCGAAGAATACACCTAATAGAGTAACTACTGAGAGTATGCCTGTAAGGGAGGCTATAGTTTTACCTAGAGATGATGCCATCCCTGGACGGTCAGCTATATATTTGAACGTATTGGTGAGCTTGTCTTGAACGGCTAAGGTCCATGGCTCCAGCCCTTTACCTACAGCAGTCTTGAGGCCTTCCCATGCTGATATAGCTCTATGTGTTGAGCCTACAACACCCTTTTCCATGATGTCTGCCATGGTCT